GTATTGCCTGTTTCGTTGACCTGCCGCACAAGGTCGGCCATGGTGTCCAAGCGCCCTGATTCTTCCAGCAGGTATTTGAGTTCGCTTTGGTAGTCTTTGTACTCCACATGATCAATCAACTGCACAATGTTCACATGACAGTTGGCCAGCACGCCTTGCTGTTGCAGTTCACTGGCACTGAGCCGACCAATCACAGGACCAAGACTCACCAGCAAGGCTTGGCTTTCAAACTTTTCTTTGGGCACTGTTCCTGTCAATCCCCAGCGAATTGGCACTGTACTCATTACGCCTGTTAGCAAGGTCTTTAGTGCATCTGCTTTGGCCATGTGTACTTCGTCTACAATAACACACACCACGTCTTCTAAAAACTCACCAATGGTGCAGTCACCTACACCTGCCTTGGTATTCTTCAACAGGTTGTTTAGGCTCTGCCATGTGCATATGGTGTGCTGACGTCCGTATTCTTTTCTGTCACCAAAGTACACACCAACATCCTGCTCCATGTTGATATAATCTGCTTCAGTCTGCGTTACCAAGCTCTTGTTGGGCACAATCACAATCGATCGTCCATAGGGCGCCACAGCATTGCTCAAGGCCGCTGTCATAATAGTTTTGCCTGCACCTGTGGCCACTTCTTGTATGCATTGTGGATTGGACAAGAAGTTGTTGATGATTTCTACCTGATAGTCACGCAACATGATTGGTTCACCTGCGGCCGGGTGACCCTTGGACCAATGCACATGTGCAAAACTTGTTTCTGTCACTTGCTCAAAGTTGAATGTGTTCGAATAGTCACGTTGATCATCCAGTTCAATATCATAGTCAAACCTCTCCAATATAGGCACAATCTCAGGCAACAAGTTTACATAAGTCGATCCACCCAGTTGGAAGTACGCTACCTTGCCGTCCCAGCGTCCCAGGCGCACTGCTGGCAAATAACGTGCGGCAGGGTTTTCATACTTGAAGGCCGTAACCAGGGCTTTACGAACGTCCAGGTCAAGGCCTTCAATCTTAATGTTTACTTCATCACGTATGTGTATGGTGCATTGCTTCATATGTAAGATGCCAACTCAGGAAATGTGTCGGCAAAGTTTGTGTTTCTATATTGATCGTGTTGGTGCAGGCGTTGTTGAAATTGCTTGAACATGTTGCTGTCATCATTTTGCTCCATCAGTGCGGCCCAATTTTTTACATCTGAATGCAAACTCTGATTTAAACAATTTATAATTTTTTGTTTTGCATCGCCCGACCATACTGTGGGTCTCATGTGTGCAGGGTTGTGTACTCGGCCCAGCCACGGTCTTGGTAAGTTTTGATTATAACACCAAGTAACAAACTCGTCAAGATAATAGATGTTATAGGCACTAACAGTATGGCTCACACTCACTCTAAAATTATTAGATTGTCTTGCTAGATATTGATTTATATTCAAAATCAATGCGTCCCAATTACCCGGAAATCTTATGTACTCATATCTAGAACCAACCCCATCTATGCTGAGTTGCAAATCAATTTCTTTAAAATGTTGCCACAAATCCCACCAAATTTGTTCAGGGAATACAGTTGCATTTGTTGTGTAGTGCAAGGTAATATTTTTTGCCTGCCCCGTATCCACATAGTGTTTTAACAATTGCTGTTGTTCTGGCACTCCACTTAGGAACGGTTCCCCACCAGGTATGTCTAAATGCACAATATTTGGAGCTTGCTCAATGAACTTTTCAACAAAATCATCACGATAAAATCGCACATTGTCAATATCAATGTTGTATATCTCTCTGTATTCTTGTTGCCAACGACTGCTACTGCCCGGGTTACAGGTAATACATTTGAGATTGCATGTGTTTCCAAATGCTATACTTGCGGTAATAAACTGATTGCTGGCCAATTGGTATTGTGCATATTGCTCTTGCCATCGTTTATGATCCAATTGACGCTTGCTCTCAATATTGTTTTGCTCTTCAAGTTGGCAACGTTCACAACCCTGTGGCCAGTTTCCTTGCATAAAGTCTTGCTTGATCTCAGTCAAAAAGGCACTGCCCACATATTCGTTCAGTGTGTGTTTTTGAATATTGAATTTTTGATTGTGTCTGGATATTTGAAATTTACAGCACGGTGCAATTGCTCCTTGTGGGCTGATGTCAACATTGGTCCATGGAGAGTAACAGAAAGTCATTGTAATAGTATATACTTATCACAACAAAAAGTCAAAAAGACAGGTACCGTTTTTACGGGTACCTGCCATAAAGCCCGGGCCGGAGCCAACCAATGCCCGGGTTAACCCTAGAGGGTTAATCTTTTGAGTTAACCGATGTCTTAAACAAGAAGCCACACAGGATAGTGATGCCCCAGGCCTGCAACCAGGTAACTTCTTTAACAGAAGGCACTGCATCAACCAAGCAACCATTCCACAGCATGTACACAGGCCAGCTCAGTAAGAAACTCAGTAACAGAACTCCTACAATGGCAATCACAATGGCACCAACAAACACTCCAAATTTTTCCATATTATGCTCCATAGTATTCTAAACACTTGACTGTGAAGCCTGCTTCACGCTGTTCATCTGCTTCATACTCAGTGTCCACCGAGTACAAGTACAAGTCACCATCCCATATTTCATACATATCAGGCACTCTTCATGCAAGTGGTCTCTGCTAAACGCTTCCAGTTGCCTGCAAAGCTCTTGCGCAAGTCTGCAATTTTCAGCGCCATGCGCAGGCTCATCTCACGCAAACGATTTTGGTTTGCTTCCATGAATTCAATGATCTCGTCTTGCACACAAGGTTCAAAATCATAGTCTGCAAACAACACGCCGTCCTTGGCAATCTGCTTGATACGCAGGACCTTGTCACGCATGGTGTCCAGGGTCAAGTCCAGGTAGTGACAACGACTTTGCAATGCATCCAAATGATCGCGCAACTTTTGCGATTTCATTTGGTCGAACTTCAAGTTAGTGATAAAGATTACACTACCTTTGAATTCGAAACGATCTGGGATGCCTTCACGACGCAGAGTGCTAGACTCACTCAACCATGAAATGGTACGCTTCTTGCCAGAGTCCAGGGCACCTTTCAGCAAGTTTAATGCCACATCGTCCAGCAGGATGCTGTCACAGTCATCAAACACCAACACACAGTTGTCGTCTGAATATTTGTACAAGGCTTGATACAAGCCAATGGGTGTGGCTGAGCCTTTGACAACTTCGGCACGGAGTCGCTTGCCGGCCAGTTTATCAAACAGTGTGGCCTTTTCAATCTCTTGCTCAACGCCAAACGATTTGCCAACTCCAGGAGGACCTGACACAATCATTGCACGGATGTCACCGTTGACACAGGCCTTTGTCATCTCATGCAAGATGTCAAAACGCTCACGAATACGTGCCATGATTTGTTCTTCTGTTTCGGCCTCTATTTGAGGCTTGGCAAATGCCACTGTATTTTCTTTGCTCACTGCATCTCCATTGACATACTCGATGTCGCTGATGTTGTTGACTTTGATACGGATGGTGTCGGGGCAATTGGGAAATGCACCGTTGTTTTCTACTGTCACGAAGTTACCTTTGGCGCCAGATTGAAAGCCTGACACAAGATTGAAAGCTATGTTGCGCACGGGTCGGTTGCGATACACACCACTAATAACACGAATTGCACTCATTGTTGGCTCCTTTGAAATGCGGTTGTTTACTGTTTATGTCTCTATTATAGCAAATGTTGAATTAATGGTCAACCGGGGCAAACAGTTCTTGACCTTGTTGCATAAAAACAACAAACGCTTGCATTGTGCGCTCGCTGTATATCATGCGACCGTGTTGTTTGATGTCTTGCAGTGTTTCCAACAGGCCCATGCCCTGAAACTCTGCTTCTTTTTGTATTTGTTTGATTGCTGTGGCGATCTGCATCAGTGGCTCCTTTTTGCTTTGTATGCCATTATTATAGCATTTTGGGAATTATTGGTCAAGTACTACCAAAGTATTACTTTTTGAACTGTTCAAAGAAACGGGTATTTATTTCGTCCATTTCTGCCTGCTCCACATAGAAGTCAGTGGTGGGATCGTAGTACTGACCCTCTTTGTTGTCATAATACAACACACGACCTGAGAAGTTGAATGGACCTTCCAGTCCTGCACGAGCACTGTATTTGTTGCGCATGACATCTATGGTGTCAACTACACGATATCCCATTGCTGGCTCCTTTTTGCTTGGTATGCCTGTATTATAGCAAATTGGGAATTATTGGTCAAGTACTACTAGAGTACTACCTAGCACCAGTTGTTGGCAATTATGGGATCAGCCACACACTCATGCGGCTTGGGCTTGCCGTGAAACACCAAGATGCTGGTGTCACCAGTGAGATACGGTCCGGCGCCGGTCCCGGGTCTTTTTGCTCTCCTGCCGGCAAAGTCATAGCCACCATCGGCCACTTGCCAGCGCCAGCTCTGAATATGTTTGGCATCAAAGTGACGCCTGTCAGGCACAGGTATTGCCGACCCAATGTAGTCTTGATCACCGGCATAATATCGCACAGTTTGTTCAATGTCTTTTTTTATAAAATCTTGCCACACATGAGCAAATTTTGGCACATTCCACCACATCACGCTGGAGTTCATGCCGGTATAGGTTTTTTTCTGCAATACCCTAAAGTCTTGTATGGTCCAAAAATTACTAGTAGACAACTGACCAATCCAATTTAGATCATTGACAATCACACAGTCAAGATCAATATACAACAAATTGCCGGCGTGATGTTCAGGATTGAACAACTGCATTTTGTACCACCAACTTTTTTTAGGTCCTGCAATGCCAGGCCAATCTTGAAGACAATGTTTGATCATGTGATCGGGCACTGATCTTTCAGGTTCGGTGTATACATGGAACCGAATTGGTCCATTGAGTTTTTTGGTCACTGAATTGTACAGGTGCTCTACATAGATCCAATCATAGCCTGTGTGGTGTATCACACAGGCCACATCAGTCACACCGTCAGTGCTGCTGCGATTCTTTTTAGCCATAGTCCTTGTCTTAGTTCTTCCACAGTGTATTCAGTGTGGCATATCTTGGTCAACCACAGTTCTCTATCTATGTCATAGGGTTGTTCAATATCAGGCATACTCACTGCCACTGGGTATGCTAAACTACTGTGTGCCACAATGGGTCTGCAACCTGCAATACCTGCCTGTATTCCCGGTCCTGAATTGTGATTCACAACAGCATGATAATTAAAGTGCATGTCAAAACTGTCATAGGTATTGGCCACAGGACGTGCAACTTCTATGGTGGTATTATGGGGCAAGTGTGGCATTTGTAAAGGAGATCGAGGATGTGCTCGTATGCATATGGGGCGATCAGTGGAGTTTCGTAATTGTTGAATTTGCATCAACACCCATGATTCCATGCTGTCAATGCCGGTAACTTGCAGACTATTACGATGCTGTGCGGCAATTATAATTTCTGGTCTAGGATTAACTTGTGTGGCCAAACTTATTTGCAATTGTCGTGGACGGTCCCAGTCTAAATTGTATTCGTGTCCGTAGTAACCATCCCGGGTGATGTGATTTACTGCTAGTTTCCAGGTCTGTCCACGGTACAACGCACCAATGTCTATCACAATCACAGGTTTGCCTTGGCTGCGATAGTGTTCGTACACCCCTTGATTGGCTCGCATTCTGCCGTGCCACAGCACTGACCAAATTACCGCGGCATCTGCTGTCCGAGAGTTTTCTTGTGTTTGTATGCCCGCAGCCTGGCAACAATCCAAGAACGCACTCATCACGGGCTTGGAATTCAATGCACACTGGGCAGGAAAATAGGCTATGCTTTTAATCACTGTAAATACACTTATGAAATACACTGTAGTTACCACTTTTAATGCCGAGGGATATAACTCTTACGGCCAAAGAATGATTCAAACTTTTTTGCAGACTTGGCCTCAAGACGTCATGCTCAAAGTATATGCTGAAGGTTGTCAAGTGACCGAAGCTGCACCCAATCTTGAAGTATTGAATCTAGAAGGGGTCAGTGCTGATCTTGTAGCATTCAAAAACAAGTGGCGCAATGTGCCCAAGGCCAATGGCAATATTGGGCCGGGCAGTGAACGCAAGGCATTCAAATGGCAAGCAGTGCGTTTTGCTCACAAAGTATATGCCATATTCCATGCAGCCCAGCATGCCACAACAGATTGGTTGATTTGGATGGATGCTGACATGGTGTGTCATAGTCCAATCACTGTGCAATGCATCGACAAATTCTTCCCAGTGGACAGAGAACTGTGTTATGCTGGACGCAGTAACAAGTTCTCTGAATGTGGACTTTATGGTATGAACTTGCGGCGTGACCCGGTGCTGAAGTTTCTTGCAGAGTTTCAGCGCATGTATGACGATGCTGAAAATGGTATCTTTACACTCAAAGAATGGCACGACAGTTATGTGTTTGATGATGTCAAAAACCGCAGCGGCCTAGCAGAACTAAACTGGTCAGCAGGCCTGATCAATGGCGAAGGGCATCCCTTGATCAACTGCGAGTGGGGCGCATACATTGACCATCTCAAAGGCAAACGCAAAAACGATGGTCGTAGCAAAGCCAAAGACCTTGTGGTTTGTCGCACTGAACAATACTGGCAATGATATTTCTAAGCAAGAACGGTGATGACGAATACATCGACATGTATGCACATGGGCTTGGGCTACAAAGCACTCCGTTGGAGTCCTGGCGCTACGAGGACAGCACAGAACCACTCATGCTACGCGGCATCATGAAACACAAGATCATCAAACAGTGCTGGGCCGATGGCAGACCATTTAGATACATGGACTCAGGATATCTGGGCAATCGTCCCAGTTCAAAAAATCCTCATGGCTGGAAACACTGGCACCGAATTGTGCCCAACAACTTACAACACGATCAGGTCATACCACGACCCAGCGACCGTTGGAATCAACTGGGGCTGGAAGTGGCCAATCGTCGTCGAGGCAGCACTGTGTTGATTGTGGCACCTGATGAGAAGCCTTGCAAATTTTACGACATTGAACTAGAAACCTGGTTGACAGAAACCGTTGCTACTATCAAACAACACACTGATAGACCCGTTATCATACGTGAACGCAATCGAAGTCGCACAGATAGAAAAACAAATCGTGTGGAAAATGCCTTGAATGATGTGCATGCTGTGGTAACATTCAACAGCATAGCAGGCACCGAAGCCATCTTGGCAGGTGTGCCTGTGTTTGCCATGGCACCCAGCAATGCAGCCAGGCCAGTGAGCAACACAGACTTAACAAAAATAGACAATCCATGGTGGCCTGACCGTGATGAGATCCTGGCCTGGGCGTATCATTTGGCCTATGCTCAGTTTCACATAGATGAATTTCAAAACGGCTCAGCCGAACAGATACTTAAACAAACAGAGGAGATATTAAGTGCATGAATATCAAGGGTGGTGGTTCCCAGATGCCGAATCACATTTTCCAAAGATGCTGAAGAAAAGCATGGACAAAGGCGGACCTGCTGAGTATCAATATCAAGTTCGAGATCGCAGTCTGACTTATGTCAAGCAACGCGGCGTGGCCTTGGACATTGGTGCCAACGTGGGCCTGTGGAGTCGTGGTCTATGTAAAAACTTCCGCACTGTTGTGGCGTTTGAGCCAGTGGCCATGTTTCGTGAATGTCTGATCCGTAATGTTGTTGCTGACAACTTGCAGGTCAAAGACTTTGCACTGGGTGACAAACGCACACAGGCCACCATGATCATCACAGAAGGCAACACCGGTCACACACACATTGATCCTGACACACTGGGCACAGGTGATACTGAAGTGTATCGATTAGATGATTTAGAATTAGATGAAGTAGACTATATCAAAATGGACTGCGAAGGTTACGAATATCGTATATTACAAGGTGCAGAACAAACTATCAAGCAATGTCGTCCAGTTGTGGTAGTAGAGCAAAAACCGCACGATGCCTACAGTGATCAGTATGGGCAACATGCTGCCATTGAACTCATGAAGAGTTGGGGCATGGTGCGATTGGATCAAATCAAAGACGACTGGATCATGGGGTGGAAGTAAAGTACGCATGGTCACCAGCAGTCAAAGGTGATTATGAAAAATGGACCCTGGCGCCGTGGCGTCTCAAGGGACTAGAAATATTTGATCTATTGGAAGATATTCCAGAAGACTATGTTCTAATAGTGAGTCATTTTGCACCATGGTGGAGCCCGCTCAAAGAGTGGATTGAATCAGGTAGACCCTGGATCGAAATAGAGTTTGGGTACTGGGGCAACAACGAGCCCAGACGCGACACTCGCAGAGTTACCTATTGTGGTCATCACAATTTAAGTATGCGGCCAAGGCCTTGGTCTAGATCACAGTTGTTCACACAACCACTACCAATGCTGCCTTGGCGTGACACACCCGGTGAATATGTATTGGTTCCCATGCCCATTGGCAAAATATTGCAACAACGCACAGGCCAAACTTCGGAGGAATGGTGCACAAAAATGCAAAATACCATCAGACCATACTGGTCTGGTCCCATTGTGTGGCGGAAAAAAAGTGGCAGTAGAGACGGGCGTTGGAACAGTTTTGTACACATGTTAAACAATGCTCATGCTGTGGTAGGAGACCGCACCATGGCTTGTGTTGAAGCCTGCTTGCTGGGAGTGCCTGCCTATACCATTGATGCCACTATGACTACCTTGCTCATGGGCGGTGTAGCAAATCTAGTTAATATACAATATCCTGATCGCGCAAATTGGTGGGATCATGTTTGTTGGAGTCAATTCAAAATCAATGAATTCATTGAAGATGGTACATCAGTGGCTGACCTGGTTGAATTGTATCAGATTTTCAAGTAAGGCAAAAACTTTTGATAGATGCGTCCTGATCGAGCATCTTCATCACTCCAATGAGCAGCCGCTAGGTTGTATGCCCATTGTTCTCTGGCAAATGTTTCTGGTGATTCAATCTTGGTTACATCTTTGTTGGCCACTGCCCAGGCCACACAACTAGAATCATCCACAAACACTGGCACTCCTTCACACACTGCCGCTACACTGGCTGAACTGTTGAAAAAAACTGCTGCATGTGCTCCTTGCAAGTTGTCAATCAATCGACTCTGAGTGGGTTCCAATATGACCACACTGTGCTTGATTTGTTTTTTGGCAGTCCATTGTTGAAAATCTTGCATGTTGTATTGGCCTGGATGCGGACGCACCCAGATGGGCCTGGCAGTGACTGATCTTATTTGTTGTATTTTTTGCTGCATCCAGGCCATGGGATCCAGTGTTTTCATAGCAAAACCACCGTCACGTTGCATGCAGATCAACACATGTCCCAATGGAGCCGACCGTGGTGTTTTTAATTGCACTCCCAGAGCTTGGCTTATTTCAATCCACTTGGCAGCATCGCTGTTTTGATTGGCATACTCAGCGCGATCATAAAAAGGGCCATCAAGACTGTAGCGCAAATAACTGTCGTGATTGTCCAGGTACTTCCAGCATGATGCATCTATACACATGGTGTGTAGTCCCAGTTTGCGTTGTTCAGCAATGACTTGTTTGCGCAGGGCAATGTTGCGACCGCCAGTGTTGGTGGTTGCCCAGCCTAGGATCACTGCCAGGTCACTGGGCTGATACTGAAATTCCCAGTCAACTGTGACTGAGTATCCCAGAGACTGTGCCCCTTGAGCAAAACTTTCTAAACATTGAATTTTTCTAGAATGTTTTTTGGGGTTGGCCACTGAACTGACATAGACTCTGACGTTAACCATCTTGCAAAATCTTCCAGGCCAGGCCGTTGCGCATTTCTATTTCAGTGAATTGACAATAAGAAAGATGTGCCGCCCAGTGTTCTACCTCATCTAAAGTAGGCACATAGGGTTTTTCAATAGCATCCAGTGACTTGCTGCAAAGTGCCGAGGCTGCATTAGGACCCAGTGTGATGGCAGGTTTTCCGTTGAGCAAAGCTTCTCCAGCAGCAATACTTGAAAACGTCACAAGACAATGTATGTCCTGTGTCAGTGCATGTGCCATGCTGTCATCACTGGTTCTAGCAGTGCGACCAGGCTTGCGTCGCACTATAACTTTGCGATCTGTTCGACTGGCCAGTTCTTGCAGCACTGATTCCAACCAAGCATCCAATTCAATGTCGTACAAGTTCAACAGTTTTTGGCTGGGAGGTGCCAGTAATATTTGACTTCCACCGTAAAATTTTCTAGGTTGAAAACCTGTGGCTGCCAGGCGATCTCGCGGACGGTCCAGTACCGGACCTAGATTTTGCACGTCATTTTTACTAATGCGATGAAATGTTTTCTTTTTTCCGTTGCCAAAATAACCAGTGTCAATGTAATAAAAATCTCGTCCCGCGGCACGACAGGCTGCCATTTCTTTGCGTTTGGTTATACCGCGCATGACCACCGGTATAGAACTGGTTTCACTTTTACTCCAGGTAGCAAGTTGCCCACCACAACCTAGAGTAAAACTTTGTATAATAGGGTCAAACATTTTGCCTTTTTCCTTGTATCTAAATTCACTGTCCAGGCCCAAAATAGTTGTAGTATCCAATGCCTGCACTTGCTGGATTATGTGATTGACCTGCACATCGAAATAATCTCCCGCAGGGTCTACGCGATATTTTAAGATGTCTTGGAACAATTGTGTGATCTCGTTGGGCACTGCATCCAATACATGAACTTCTGGCTGAGCAGGCAGTGTTGGTTTTAGAACAAGTGGTGCTGGCTCTATCACTGGTTGATCATTTTGTTCACAATACCTGGTCAGGTCAAACTCAGCATGCCATTCATGTGCTTGATTGGTTTTGCTAAATTCTTTAAAACAAGGTGCCCCCAACGTGTAATGCAACAACTTTGCAGAGCCGCTGTCGCCAAACTCGTCGGGCAACCAGTTCCACTCAATGGGCAATTCGCCTATACGGTCATCCTCCAGCCAGGAAAATCTGTGTAAAAAACTGCCTGGTTGACTCTGTACAAATTCGGGTGTAAGACATTGATTTGGAGAACTACTGCAATTCCACAAGATCACACTTGACCAATTTTTTCTTGGATAGTCTTCGTTCTTGGCTCCCATGTATTTGATAGGCATGCGTGTTTTGTAATCGTGTTTGACCACCATGACATCTTTGTCTGTATTTTTTAGTTCCCACAGTTTCACAATATCATCTCGCAGAATCATATCGCCGTCAATGAATATGGCCCAGCCTGAATAATTCATCAGGCTTGGCACAAGGAATCGACTGTAGATAAACTGATTGCTACCGTCGGTGTGTGTTTCGTCATAGTCTCGGAACAAGTTCAGTGCCACAGGAACAATGGCCACGGGCTGACTGGCATGCCTGATGATTGAGTTCACACACACATGGTATGCCACAGATTCTCGGGGATCATAGCCCACAAACACAGGAATGGGAATCATTGTTTTCGTTCTATATCTTCCTCAATACAGCGGTTGCCGTATTGGATTTCGATCAATTTCAGTGGTTCATTGTTTTCATTACACAACTGATGCCATTCGTTGACATTTATAAAGGTGTGCTCATGCATGGTCATTTGACATTTGATATCTTGATCAGTCGACGCATCATCCAATGTATACACTGTGGCAGAACCTTCTGCCACAAACCAAAATTCTGCACGTTGATCGTGTCGTTGCATACTCAAACATGTTTTAGGCATAACAGTGAGTTCTTTGAGTTTGGTGTTGGCACCTACTTCGTGCAACACACGATAGTATCCCCAAGCTCGATCTGTCTTGGGCGTTTTCCACTCTTCAAGAATCCAAGAACTAGAATTCTTTTTATCTTCACCACCTACACCAAATGCAAATTCTAAATTGCTATCTATCACATCCATCTCGGGAATGTTTTTGTCAGTGCGATCTCCACCATTGGCAAATACCAACGTTGCGTCAGGGTAGTGTGCTCTGACTTGACGTATAAACTCCTTGGCTGAACCGTCTGCATCGTCAAATGTGTAAACTTCGTCCACCATGGCAAGATTGTTTATCACGCACAATCTTTCTGTCCATGGCATGAACGGTCGACCTTTTTTGCGTGTGAGCCATTCATCTGAATTAAGTCCCACAATCAACATGTCGCCCAGTGTGCGGGCTGCTTTGAAATAAGCAATGTGTCCAGAGTGTAGCGGATCAAAGCCGCCGGTTACAAGTACAATTTTCATGCAAATACTTATGTTGTCAAATCATCACCAACTTCATTTTCTTGTTTTAACAATTTGATCTTGTGACTACTTTTCCATTGGCGAACATAACTGCTTTTTGGGGTGGAATAATTATTGTAGTGGCGCAATTCTATTTTCATGTTGTTGTAATCAACATACGCATGCTCTGTGCCAATGTCTGGTTGACCCATGTTTTCCCACATACGTTTATATGCCCAGGAATCACCATGCCAGGTCAATTTGTCTGAGTCAAAATACTGCAAAGCTTCATCAAAAAACGGCACCGCTGTACTCCGAGCCAATCTCCACCAGGGGCTGATTGCTATAACATCTCTTCGACGCAACAGTGAAAGATCACAGTCTTCTGGCAATGCGGGAAAATCTCTCATGAGTCTTGCATCAGGTTCGGTTAACCAATAAACTTCTGTGGGGTCTTTGTCACGTAAAAAGTCTGCAAAAAATTTTTCACGATTGTACACAACATTCTGCGGATCACCGTCAAAGAAATAATTTTCGTTGCCCCAACCTGGATGGCCATCCACAGTGAGATGTATCAGAGGAATTTCAAATTCATTGAGATTTTTTCTTGCGCCAGCAAACAGTTGTTCGTAGAGGTCGTCGGGATAGTTTTGGCTCCCAGGTTGGAATTCTCTAAAATTTACTGTGGCATGATATATCACTGCTTTCATGGTGGTCCTTGATTATTTTTATTCACACACTGCGGCTATGGATTGATTCATAAGCCAATGTAGAGATTTTACTCGTCGACGACTGTATTTGTTTATGGTGTTTGATAGTGTAAAAGGCGAATACCAACAGTTGTGGTCATCATGCACCAATTCATAAAATTTTCCATCGTCTAGTTCTTTAAAATTGGTTTGGTGCAACAAGTAAGCATCCGGTGCTGTGATAATTACCACGCCTTTAAATCGATCAACCTGCTGTAAAAAATTCTGCACATTGTCCACATGCTCGATCACTTCTGGTATCAAGATAGTGTCATACACGTCAGATATGTCATCCCAGGTGCTGTAGAGTTCTCCATTGGGCACCCGCAGAATTTCTGCCATATGATAATCTAATCCATCCAATCTCTCACATAACGGTGCTATCTGCAAATGTAAATTTTTATGTACCTTGATTTTTGGCCAATCACAATAGCCCACGTGCAAAACTTTTTTGTTTTCAATAAAGGGTTTGAAAAAATCTATTCTGTTGCCATTTTTAAAAGTTTTATCTACGTCAAGGTAGTGTCTATGAGATCCCATATGATATTATTGATTTTTAAGTTTTGCTATGAGCATTTTTTACAGTGTCTTGTATCTACAACAATGCGTATTATGTTTCTTGCCGGCTGCCCACAGTTTCACGTTCAATGTCGTCGTGGTCAAATTCAGCCCAGTACAACTCAAACGCCACGGTATCAGCTCGGGCAAAAAATTGATGATACTCACCTGGTGCTACCTTGGTCCACTCTCCAGTGCTCAGCACAGTGACATCTACTAGATCGTAGTTGTTTTTCCACACGCGAATCTCAAGCTCGCCGCTTTCAACAAAAAATCCGTTCCACTTGTGTTTGTGCAGATGTTTGCTGCATGTGCCGCCGGCAGCAATGTCAATGCGATGAAATTCCAACACTCCATTGGCCTCCAACAAGCGTGTGGTTCCCCAAATTTTACCTGCTTTCATAGATCCTCCAGTAAATCTATTTTCATGCAAGTACTTATGTTAGCAATTTAGCGTTTCTTTAAAATTAATCTCAATTCAGGTTTGGCGGCTATGCCTTTGTGTGGCTTGCCACCATAGTCCGCGGCTTGCCACCATGTGACATAGCATTGATCAAACTGCTGTTGTATCTTGCTCATCCACCAAGCACAGTTTTCTACAATCAGATGTGCATTCCGGCCATCTGGCAAAAATTTTTTAGCAGGATAGCAGGCTATGATTAAAAAGGCAGCACGAGAAAACTTGCTCTGCATGAGTTTTAGTGACTGGTCCAGCAGTTCCGGTTCAAAGTGTTCTATAACATCACAGCTGACCAAACAATCATAAGTGCCGTTGGGCACAACATTGTAATCAGGATTGCCAGGATCATAACCTGCTAGTTCTTGAACACTGGGAAAATCTTGTGTCACACGAGTAAGAAGATGACCATGGGCACATCCCCAATCCACCAGGCTCTGAGGCTGATACTCGGCAACAAAATCATGTACTAAATTGTACTTGGGTAAAAGCTCTTTATACATGTTCTATTTACGCTGTAGTGATTTATGCAGATTGCAAGGACAATACGTTTTGCAAAGTTTGTCTTAGATCACACACTGGAATTTGTGTGGCGGCGTCACTCAAGGCTTGGTCTGGATTGTTGTGTGTCTCCATGAACAAACCATCTACTCCCACTGCACACGCAGCACGAGCCAGAGGTAATATGAATTCGCGCTGACCACCTGAACTGCTGCCACGGCCGCCGGGCTGCTGGACCGAATGAGTGGCATCAAATATCACCGGGCGACCCCAAGTTCGCATGGTCACCAGACCACGATAATCCACTACCAGAGTATTGTAGCCAAAACTGCTGCCACGTTCAGTGATCCATACATCGTTGTCTGGCAGTTTGTCAATGACATTTTTCATGTCCCAAGGCGCCAAGAACTGTCCTTTTTTAATATTTACAGAATGTACCGCTGCGCCCGCCGCCAACAACAGATCAGTCTGTCGGCATAAAAACGCAGGTATTTGCAACACATCCACTGAGTGTTTTAACTGCTCGCACTGCCAGGTTTCATGCACATCAGTTAATGTTTTGACACCAAAGCGTTCTCTAACTTCCTGCAAAATATCAGCGCCTTGACTCAGCCCCACTCCGCGTGAGCCAGCAATACTGGTGCGATTAGCTTTGTCAAAACTACTCTTGTAGTAAAAGTCCACATCAAAGCCTTGTATAGCATGTAGAATGTGCTCACACATCATCAATGCATGCTCTCTGCTTTCAATGGCACAAGGTCCCAGTATTAGCTTCATTGTGTTATACCGTAATATCTTCCATGCCTGCTGTGCGCAAACGAACCACATGTCCCATTTGCCACTGCTTGGTGTCTAGGCCTTTCATGATACCCAACCAACGATTGCGTAGCAGTGCCACTTCGTTGATGATGGTCTCAAAGTCCACAACCTCTTCTTCACCGTCCACGTATTTTTCAGCGTCACGAGCTGTGAGCGCACGAGCATACCCTTCAAGATATTTTTTAAAGTGACGAGTGCGTATCTTGCGCAGTTGAATGTTGAGAAAGTTCAACACAGCTTCAATTTCTTGTAGCTGATTGAACCTGTGCTCAGTGATGCCAGGCAAGGCCGTGATGTTCTTTTCTACCAAGCCGCCAATTTTACAGTCTCGCTTGGCATCTGTTAGCTCTGACTCAAAGTGTGCAATAAAGTCAGGAATATTGCCAAGATCGGCAACTACTCGACTGTACCACATCAGTAGTCATCTTCTTG